AAATATTTAGATAATGGAAAAAGAAGCAATAAAAAATATATTTGATTTCCTTGAAAAGAAAGAAAATAAAAAACATAAAGATAGAGATACCTTTATTTGGAAATTAAAACTTGGTGATCCCCTAACAAAAGAAGATTTAATTGTTGATGGTGATTTGGATTTAACAGATTCAACTTTAAAATCATTACCAGATAATTTGCAAGTTAAAGGTAGAATGATTACTAGATTTTCAAAAATAGAAGAATTGCCAAAAGGGTTAAAAGTTGATGGTTCTTTGGAGTTATCGCATTCAATTATAAAAAACATACCAAATGATATTAAAATTGGCGCTTCTTTGTATTTACATAATACAAAAATAACTTCATTGCCAGAAGGGTTAGTAATTGACCTTTGGTTATCAATAATGGATACGCCAATAAAAAGATTACCAAAAGGCTTGGAAGTTAATGGATATTTAGCCATAAGTGTTGAAGATAGTTTAGACAAATTTTCAAATGCTGAATTAAGAGAAATGGTTAAACCTGGGCGTATAGGTAGAATAATTAGGATATAACCACATACAATTTAATCACAACAGCAGATTTTAATAAAGATGACATAGTAATAGGCTAAAACAAAAAGTCCATTAAAATCAAAATATGAGAGCCATAAACAAAATAAAGAATAATGATATTTATAATAAAAAATAAGATATGATACATCCAGTAATTAAAAAAATTGTTAAGAATGCAATAAATGAGCAAGCAACAGAAAATTATATGTTTTTTGGAAACTTAAAACAAATTAAAAGACAATGTGAATTATTGCTTGAATTTCAACCTGATGAAATTAATGAATTGTTGAACAATGGGCATGATTGGGCTGATGACCATGTGACAGTTGCAAAAGAAAACTTGGATCAAGTTTTTGATTTTATGATGAATGAATTTGAAAACAGGGATAACCAGAACATAACAGAAGCAAAAGAAAAAAAGAATAAACCAACAAATCCCAAGTTATGGAGTCAATGTTTGAGTTGGGCAAGGTCAAGGTATAAGGTATGTCCAAGCGCATATTGTAATGGTGCTGCGGCAAAAAGGTATAAGAAATTGGGTGGTAAATGGAAGAAAGGATAGATAATGGAAAAAGAAACAATAAAGAATATATTATCTTTTATTGAAAAGGTAGATGGTTCAAAAATGTCAATTGTTTGGAAAATAAAAAATGGTTTACGATTAACAGAAGATGAATTAAATATTGATGATGATTTGCATTTAGAGTTTTCAAAAATAACTTTATTGCCAGAAGGGTTGAAAGTTGGGGGTGATTTGTTGTTACTTGGAACACCAATAACCTCTTTACCAGAGGGTTTAATTGTTGGGGGGGATTTGTTCTTAGACTATTCAAAAATAACTTCACTACCAAAAGGATTAAAAGTTTGGGGTGGTTTGTATATTAAAAACGCACCATTAAAAAAATACACAGATGAACAATTAAGAGAAATGGTTAAACCTGGATTTATACAAGGAAAAATAAATAGATAATGGAAAAAGAAACATTAAAGAAGATATTTAATTTCCTTGAAAAGAAGGATAATAGGAATACACCACTTATGTGGAAATGGTCAAGTGGTTATCCATTAACAGAAGATGATTTACATATTAAAGGTGATTGTAATTTATCAGATTCAAAGGTAGAAACATTACCAGATAATTTACATGTTGAAGGTGATTTGTTTTTACAAAATTCAGATATTAAATCATTGCCAGAAGGATTGGAAGTTGGGGGGCATTTAGTTTTAAATTATACAGAAATAAGAAAATTACCAAAAAGATTAAAAGTTAAATTAGATTTGGATTTATCATATACACAAATACAATCATTACCAGAAGGATTGAAAATTGAAGGTGAATTAAATTTAAATACCACCCCATATTTGGAATCATTACCAGAAGGAATGGAAGTTGGTATATTATCTTTGGAGGATTCAATGATAGAATTTTTACCAAAAGGATTAAAAGTTAATAGAATGTTAAATTTAATGCATTGCAAAAATTTAACTTCATTACCAAAAGGGTTGGAGGTTTATGGTAATTTGGCCATTGACAAGTCTGGGTTAGAAAAATTTTCAGATGAAGAATTAAGAAAAATGGTTAAACCAGGATTTATACTTGGAAATATAGAAAGATAATGGAAAAAGGAACGCTAAAGAATATATTATATTTTCTTGAAAAGGTAGATGGTGCAAAAATTCCATTTTTATGGAAAATAACAAATGGATCACCATTAACAAAAGAAGAATTAAATGTTAAGGGTGATTTGGATTTGGAATTTTCAAAAATAACATCATTGCCAGAAGGATTAGAAGTTGAGGGGGATTTGAATTTGCTTGAATCAGAAATAACCTCCTTGCCAGAAGGTTTAAGAGTTGGGGGGGATTTGGATTTAAATTGGTGTATTAACATATCATCATTACCAAAAGGATTGGAAGTTGGACGAAATTTGTTTATTAGCCCAACACCATTACGCAAATACACAGATGAGGAATTACGAGAAATGATTAAACCTGGATTTATAAAAGGAACAATATTTAGATAATGGAAAAAGAAACATTAAATAATATACTATCTTTCCTTGAAAAGGTAGATGGTGCAAAAATTCCATTTTTATGGAAAATAACAAATGGATCACCATTAACAAAAGATGAATTAAATGTTGATGATGATTTGGATTTATCAAATTTTAAAATAACTTCATTACCAGAAGGATTAAAAGTTAGTGGCAATTTGAATTTAGACTATTCAAAAATAACTTCACTACCAGAAGACTTGGAAGTTGAGGGCGATTTATCTTTTCAGCATTCAAATATAAAATCATTACCAGAACGATTGAAAGTTGGGGGTGATTTGGATTTATATGGTTGCGAAAAACTTGAATCACTACCAGAAGGATTAAAAGTTAATGGCACATTATATTTAAATCATTGTTACAAATTACAATCATTACCAAAAGGATTGAAAGTTGATGATGGGATAAACATAACTTACACAAAATTAACCAAATACACTGAAAATCAATTAAAAAAAATGGTTAAACCTGGATATATTAAAGGTATTATATTAAATGAGGATCCTGATTGGGATGAAACAGAATTTGCTATTTAATTCAACTTGTAGTATATTTGTAATAAAAAAACTATGAACATTAAATCTTGGTTGACCCCCCTAATTGATTCGTTTAAAGAAAACATATTGGCAATAACTGAACCAACAGAGGATGAAGTTAGATACAAAAACATTATCTTTAAACTTCTGGACAAACCAGATGTTAAACTTGCATATTCATCAAAATCGCCAGAAAGGTTAATTTATCTTGCAGATGAGAATATCTTTATCAATATATACGATAGAGAAATCCATATGATTTATGAAAATGAACTTTTCAAGTTTTTTATTAACCATCATCAAGTGCATACTGATATTCTCAGCAAATTTGATGATAAGATGCAATCAAAATTTGATGTCTTTTATGAGTTATCAAATCATCTAAAAGATAACTTTTTAATTAAGGTTGAAGCCTTTTAGATTATCACTTGTTTGCATAATAACTTGAATTGTCATCTATTTGTATGATAATTCAAGTTATTGCTTATTTATGTGATATTTATCCTTAATCTAAAATTTCACTAATAATTCTTAATATACTTTCTTTTGTGACCATAGTTGGTTTATTGCCGGTTCCAGATTTTGGATTCTTTTTTTCAGCCGCTCTTTTCTTTGCACAGGCTGACTTCTTTTCAGCATCACTCATCTTACCAGCAACACCTGCTGCTCTACATTTAGGATAAGCACCCTTATCATCAGATTCTCTACCACAAGGCGGATGCTTGCCATTTGAATCTTTTCTACATATATTAACCCAGGGGCCTTTTGGCTGGTTGCTACCTTTTGGTTTTTTCTTATCCCCAAACCAAACTCTTAAATCTTCATTTATCATGTTTTTTTTAAAATAAATATTTAATAATTTGTAATAACCAAATGCTTGACATTATTATCATATCTATTTTTAATATTTGTTGAATATTTTAAATCATATTCTGAAACAATATAATCCTTATACAAATCATAGGTGAAATCATCTTTATTTATTATAATCATAACTTTTGCAAATTTTATATTTTTAAATATATCAAAAAGTTTGAACTGGCTATCTTTGTCAAAACTATTATTATGTGAATATTCCTTAAACTCTCTGGTATATGGTGGATCAATAAAAATGAATGTATTTTCTGTATCATTATTCATCATAATATTTTCATATGAATCACAAAAAATTTGTGTTTTAGCCAATTTTTCAATATGTTCATCCTGCAAATTTATATTAAATGCTTTGTAATTACCATATGGGATATTAAATTCGCCATGACTATTAAATCTACGCATACCATTAAAAGATAGTTGATTGACTAAATAAAACCTAAATGCCCTATCAATACTGCTCAAACTTGTCAATCCATTTTTTCTATCTTTGTTTCTCCATTCATAGTATATTAAACCCCTTAACTTCTTTGCTTCAGAAATACTTATTGTTTTATTTTTCTCCTCATTTGAAATAACACTAATTTCATTTGAAATTGTTTTAACCATAGAGATTATCTCATTAGAATTACTTTTCAATACATTCAAAAAATTAATAAGATCATAATCAATATCATTTATGATATTGTCATTAGAATTTAAACTCCAATATACGGCACCACCACCAAAGAAGGGCTCAACAAACTTATAATCTTTTTTTTCTTTCACAAAATCTGGATAAAACTCTTCAAAAAGTTTAATCTCCTTTCTCTTTCCCCCAGTCCATTTGTAAATAGGAATTAATGACATATTTGCGTATTTTTATAAATATAAGCATTTTATATTAAAAAAACAACCAAACATATTTAAAATATAAAGATAGATACGCTTATTTTTTATACTTTTTTTTTAAAAAATACTTTGGAATTAAAAATAATTTTGTATCTTTGTGTTGTTATCAAAGGAAAACAATTTATGTGCAAGTAATCATAATTCCTTAGATGTGGGAGAGAACGATTTAGATACAACCCCTCTATATTTTGCAATTATAATCTATTTTGTGCATATAAGCATTAGTGAAGAGATACGATTTAGATACAATCATTAATGATTCCTTTGGATAGAGAGGGGGGGGAGAGAACGATTTAGATACAACCCCCTCTTTTATTTTTCTAAAACTAATTGGTCAGGACCAACCCTTAATCTATTTTTTGAACTTTCTCTAAAAACAGTAACTACAACTAATTTCCAGTATGATTCATACCCATATTCAGACTTAGGACTAATTACACAAGCAAGTTCTTTTTCAATAGATTTTATAATAAATGGCACATTATGTTCAATTTTATTATATGCTATATTCTCTGCAATATCTCTTTTAAACAAATTAATAAAATAAAGTAATTCATTATTACTAATTATTTTTTCATTATAATCTTCAATGTTATCTCTTGTTTTTTGATCATATGAATGGGTTGTAGTAATAACATCAAAATTAAATATAACCTCAATTTTTGATAAAATCTGGCCAATTTTTTTCTCTAAAAGTAAAGTTTCACTTAATAGATTTATTAAATTTTTCATAAATGTTTTATTATAAATATCTTATTATATAAATTTTTATTCACCAACAACAATTTTAACAAAAAAACAACCCAGCATATTTGACTTTGAAATATATTTAAAGCATATTATTTTCAATAATTTTTACTATTTCTGATTTACCTATACTTCTTGGACCTGTGGTGTTATTGTGATCCCATTTATAATTCTTTAAAAATTCTTTAACTTCTAAACTTGACTTTATGAAATAATGAGATTGAGGGGATTTTTCATTTATTTCATCATACACTGTGCCTGAATAAAAACCAACTCTTCTAAATGAATAATCTGGATTATTAGATTGCTTAACAAAACTTATTAAATCTGATTTTATTTTTAACTTATTCTTTTCTCTAACTACATCTTTTCTTTCCCATATTTGGAATATAGAAGGAACTAAATAATCTTCATTAAGTAGCATATATGAATTATCATCCAAATCAATCTCTTTGATTAAATGATAAAAATCTGGTATTCTATTTTTTAATGTTTCTTTTTTGAAAGATTTAGGTAAAATAAATGCAATTGTATCCACTTTTAATTCATCACATTTCTTAAAAAATTTAACTACCAATGATCCTTGATTGCCAAAGGGGGGATTACCAATTACTAAAACTTTGCCTTTTTTATCATATTCAAAATCAAACCAATCCATTTTAATAACCATATCATCCTCTGGGTCAATATCCAAGGCAATTAGATTTTTATGGTTTATATTTTTAGAAAATGAACCATTACCTGCACTTGGTTCAATAACACAATCATAATTTGATAAATCTATTAAATTTATAAGTTCAATAGCAATATTATTTTTTGTATAAAATTTATCATTTTTGTGCTTTTTATTTTTTGCCATATATTATAATTTAAAATTATTTTTAATAATTACATTTATGAAATTACTTTTAGTAATACCACATTGTATTCTTTTTTGTTTTTTATGATCCCTTTTAAACCTTAAAGAGATTATAGATTTACCATACAACTCTTTATACTTTTTTCTAAAAAGTTTCCACATATTGTCATCAGAATGATTATTAGATATGCATTTCATTTCATCTAACATTTCTTGGATAATATTTTTATTACCAAAATAGTCATCCCAATTATCTTTTGTTATTAAAACCTTATAGTTTTCAACTATATTAGTTTTTTTACCCTTCCAAAACCCAACATATAAAATAAAATTACTATCCACTTCTGTCTGCCTTCTAAAATCACCAAAATCAATACTAGAATTAAATCCAATACATTTAATAGAAACAGGATATTTAACTCCATTATATATTTCATATGTATCCCATTTGTTGGTATAACTATTCTCTTTAGAGAGATTATTTTTCTCAATTAAATATTGTTCATACTCAAATCCATGTATTTGTCTTTCAGCCATTTTTAATTTATTTAAATAATCCTCCACAAATATAATCATTTTATACTAAAAAAACAACCCAGCATATTTTATTTTATATTTGACCCATATTTAAAACGAAAAAAGGGTTGCAAAAACTTGCAACCCTTCCTATTATATCAATATAAAATTGATTATCTCAACTCTTGTAAGTCAAATGTTCTAACACCATCAACTGTAATTCTACCGTAGAAACGGTTGTTTACTAGTTTTTTAGCGTATCTTGTCATTATACCTTTAATTGGTGTAAAGTTGAATGGATTATACATTGTTGGTGTTAATTGTAATGGTACATATGGTGCATAGATATAACCAGTATCTAATAATGATGTTCCTTTGTGTCCCATTAACACTTGGTTTGCTGGGAAGTAAGGATCACGATACACTTGGTAACGACCTGCTAATGTTCCAACTCTTTCAATACCCATATTGTATTGGTCTTGCTCTGGTGAAGCATTTGATACGTGGAAGTATTCCAAATCATCAAAAATTGCACTAACCTCAGAAGAAACAACAATCCAGTTTGCACCACCTCTCAAAGTTGCTTTGTGAATTTGTGCAGATACTTGATTGATTGATGTGATTAATGTTTGATTCCAGTCTTTTTGAGTGTAAGGGATAGCTTGTGAGCCCAATCTCTTCCAACCATTATAATCCCAACGTAAATTCCAAGCAGCACCTTTTCTAAGGTCTCTTAAAATTTCTCTATCAATCTCAGCTGCAATTTGCTCTGATAATAAAGCAGTTAATTCTGCTTCAGCATCAATGTTATGGAATGCAGCAACATCTTGTGCCATTTCTGGTGACCATTGTGCTCTTAACTTTCTTTCTGTAACAGAAACTGTAACTGATTGTAAATCAAAAGAAACCTCACCAATTTTATCTTCAAATTCTAAATTTTTGTAAATTCTATAAGTTGCAGTAAATGCACCAGTAGTTGACCCAGTACTTGTTGTTGTATATCCTGTATAACCATCTAGTGAATCAGCACCAACTGTTGCTGGCTTTTGTAAATCAACTTCAAGATATATTACACCTTCTGGTGTTGATAAATCATTGTAGTTTCCACCACCAGTTCTATCATTAGGGAATGTTGATGTTCTATCACTACCATAATCAACAATACCTTTTCCGTATTTCTGTGTAACAACTCTAAATAATAATGGATTAGTAAGTCCATAAGCTGCTGCTGTTATACCAGAGAATATACCATTTGTTGTTGCACTAATTGATAATCCAGCTAAGAAACTTTCATTATCCATTGGATGTCCATCAGGTCCAATAAGTTTGCCCTCACCATCACTTAAAAATCCTGTTAATGCTACTATTACTTTTCTATAGTTACCTATAGGTAAAATTGTACTAACTAAACCAGTACCACTCCAAGTAACAGTAGTTGCAGTTGTAGTAACAGCACTAAATTGACCTTTTGAATAATCATAAAGACCTTCTGGGTTCAAACTTGGCTCATTACCTTCATAAAATCTATCATATAGATTTCTACTACCATCATGATATCCATCAAGAGGGTTTGTAGATGCATTACCTGGTGCACCATATGGCTGATAATGATTATTATTAGCAGCATATGATTGAATTTGTGGTACAAAGAAGAACAATTTACCAATTGGTAAGTTCATTGCTTGTACAGAAACAATATCATTTGCCAATAATTTAGAGAATACTCTCCTTACAATTGGGAAAACAACTGTTTCAAATGCACCAGTATCAGCCGTACTAGCTGCTTCATTTATAAGATATGATGCTTGGTTTTCATATAACTGCGCAACATTCTCTTTTAGGTGGCCTTTAAGACCTTCAAGGAATCCTAATTTATTCCATTTGTTAATAGTATCTTCTTTGATAACTTTTAGGTGTTTCAACCCAATATTACCAACAAGACCTGATTCTAATAATGCTCCCATTTTTTTTATTTGTTTTTTTTATTTATTAACTTAATTTACCCATTAAATCTTTCATCCTCAAAAACTGTGGATTTTCATAAGTTTTGGATTCAATTAAGTTAGCAGATGAACCTGTTGATGCAACATTTGAAATCTTACGATTAACAGATTCATTTAAAGACGTATTTGAGTCTTTTGACAATTCATTATTGATAATACTATATAAGTTTTTTGATTCTTGTAATGATTGAATGTTGTCAAAACGTCTTAAAATGTTTATTTTTTCTTTTTTTGTTGTTGAGTGTTCAGTGAACAATCTTGTTGCATATGCCAAATTGGCATTGAAAACTGCAACATCATTTAGTTTCTCTCTAAAGATATTTAGTGATTTTTTATAATCACTATTTCTTTGTTTTAACTCTAAAACTTGGTCTTCTAAAGACTCTAAATTCAAATTTCTATTTGGTGTAATGCCTTTTCTAAGACCCCTACCAGCTTTGCTTCCCATACCATAAGTTCTTGATGCTTCTTTGGTTTCTTGTTTTTTACCAGGAGTTACTTTTTTCATCTTGCCATCAATATTTGCAGCAGACTTATCATAGTCAAACTTGGCTTTTCCTGTCCCTATTTTTTTAGGACCCTCTTTCATTTTTTCATTAAAACCATTTTTAGCCATCTTATACTTAAATTTGGAAGCCTTTTTAGCTTCACCTAAATAGTCATATTTTTCAGATGTTTCACTTTTACTTGCTAAACATCCATTAGTTTCTAAAACTTTCATTATTTTTCCAGCCTCTGTAATTCCGTGTTCTTCTATGAAATCACTAACTGAAAAATTATCACAATCAACTTCAATGTTGTTTAAATCACTTTCCATACCCATATCATCTTCCATATCAAATTCATCTTCATCTTCCATTTGTTCATCTATTTCAATTTCATAAATAATGTCAGAATTTTTAGTTTTAGTTTTTTCAAAAATTTTATCAATGGTTGATTGAGTGTCATCTTCATACATTTCACCCATTTCATCATCATCTTCCATATCCATTTCATCCTCATCTTCCATATCCATTTCATCATCATATTCATAATCCATTTCCATTTCATCCTCATCTTCCATATCCATTTCATCATCATATTCATAATCCATTTCCATTTCATCCTCATCTTCCATGTCCTCATCACCAAATTCACTTATTTGCTCACCTAGTCTTATTAAATATTCATCACCATCATCAGTTAATGAAATATCACTACCATCTTTTGATATAATTATACCATCTTCATCATCCATTGCTTTAAATACTTTTAAAAGTTCACTTTGTGAAGCCCCCCTCATGTCAATGACATCATCTTCCATATCCATTTCATCTTCCATATCCATATCATCCTCCATATCCATTTCATCCTCCATATCCATTTCATCTTCCATATCCATTTCATCCTCCATATCAGATTCACTATCATCCATATCTAAATCAGTTTCATCATCTTCAATATCTGCTTGCTCATTTAAAGATTCTTTAACTAATTCTTCGATTTCTTCCTTCATTGTTGAAGCAAGTATTCCTTTTGCGTTTTCTGCAAGCACATCTTCAATTTGTTTCATTTGAATTAGTGCTTCTTCTACTAAGTTTTTTTCAGATTGCATAATTTTTTATTTATTTTTATTATAAATATACAGAAAAGCAAAAAAGTTACTGATTATCACTATTTTTTTATAAAATAAAAAACCCCTAACATTATTTATGATAGGGGTTTAAGAGAAAAACAATTAGTTTTTATTGGAAAACTTCATCAATTTTTGATTCTGACACAGCAGTTATTCTCCATTCTTGTGTGAAATTTTTATACTTTTCAGTAACTTTTGCCTCCACATCTGTTACAGAATAACCTTTAACTAATTTCTCTTCTCTTACTTTTTTCATTTTACCAGTATTCTCATCAGGTAGAGAAAAAGTTAATCTGGCAACAAAGAATTTTTCATCCATAGGTATTGTTTTTTATTTGTTTCTGTAAATATAGTTATTTTTTTTGTAAAAATAATGAAAAATAATTAATTTTTTCTAATTTCTAATTATTGGATCATTTATAAATCCAGGCTTAACCATTCTTCTTAATTCATCATCTGAATATTTTTCTAATGGTGTTCCAGCAATTTCCAAACCACCTTTAACTATCAAACCTTTTGGTAATGTTTCTATTTTTGTAAAGGTTAAACCTAACTCTCCCCCAATTTTAACTCCTTTTGGTAATGATTTTATTTGGCTATTAAATAAGTTTAAATCCCCATCAACAACCAATCCTTCACCAATGGAAACTATTTTTTTTGCATATAATTGTATGTTTTTGCCAACATATAATCCTTTTGGTAATGAGTTTATTGCTTCACAAAAAATTATGTTTAAATCACCTCCAACTTGCAAATCATCTGGTAATGAGGCTATTTTTGAAGCAGTTAACATCAAATCACCCTCAACTTTTAAACCCTTTGGTAAGGAGGTTATTGGTGAATGTTCTAAATGTAAATCACCTTTAAAAGTCAAATCTTCTTCAGTCAATGGCATATCATTTTTCAATTTCCAAAATAATGGTATATTTTGTTTACCGTTTTCTTTAATAAATTCAAATATTCTTTTTAATGTTTCTTTTTCCATTTTAATATATGTTACCTATATAGCCATCTGGTTTTACCATGTTTAATATTTTCTCATCTGACATTCTTCCTAATGGTGTGCCACCAAGCCATATATTACCCCGAACTTTTAAATCTTTTGGTAGTGATTTTAAATTTTCACAATCTTGTAACTGCAAATCACCACCAACTCTTAAACCTTTTGGTAATTTTTTTATTGGTGTGGCATTTAACAATAAATTACGTTTAACATATAACCCTGCTGGCAATTGTTCTATGTCTTCCCCTTGTAAATCCAAATCACCTTTGACATATAATTGTTCTTTAGTAAAGGGGATTTTATTCATCATTTTCCATTTTATGGAGAACTTTTTTTCACTTCCTTCAAGGAAATTAAATATGTTTTTTAATGTGTTTGCTTCCATTTTCTACCTATTTGACCTTTTATAAAACCAGGTTTAACCATTTTTCTCAAATCATCATCTGAAAGTTTTGCTAATGGTGTTCCAGCAATTTCCAAACGACCCCCAACTTCCAATCCTTCTGGTAATGATTTTATCTTATTATTTATTAAAACTAAATCCCCACCAACTTTTAATCCTTTTGGTAGTGAGGTTATGTTTGTATATGATAAATTCAAGACACTACTTATTGTTAAACTTGAATTAAGTATTAATTTGTTGATAGTTACAATCCCTTCAGTTATTACACCTTTTGGTATTTCATCTATATTAAATATATGACTATTTATTGCATAGATAACTCCACCAACTTCCAATCCTTTTGGTAGTATTCCTATACTTGTATAAGATATAACCAGAGAACCACCAACTTTTAATCTTTTTGGTAATTTACTTACACTTGTATCAGAAATACTTAGCCAGCCACCAACTTCTAATCCTTCTGGTAATGATCTTAGCCTTGAACTAGCTAAATTCAAATTACCCCCAACTTTTAGCCCTTTTGGTAATGAGGTTATATTTGAAAGACCTAACCCCAAATCACCTCTTACATTCAAATCATCTTCTGTAAATGGCTCCTTAATTGCAATTTTGTAAGCAAAAGGCATTCTTATATTTTCTTTTTTCTCAATAAAATCAAATATTCTTTTTAATGTTTCTTTTTCCATTTTATTTTAAATAACTATCAAGTTTATTCATTAATTTTAATATATTATTTGATGGGTCAATTTTCTTTTCTTCTTCCAATTTCTCATCATACTTATGCCTATCTTCCTTATTTGAGAATAGGTATGCCCCAGGCGTTGATGGTGATGAAACCAAATCAAAACAAATCAATTCAAAATCATCTTGAACCTCATTTTTCTCTCCAACTTTTTTAAGCGATCCAACCCCCCTAGAACTAATTCCTAGGCTCACTCCTTGCCTCATTAGGTTTGCCGCAATATCTCCTTTGGTTGAAACTATGCCCCTCTCATGGAAGCCAGGTGAGGTTAATAGCAATAATTTACCCATTAGTATATTGCTGTCCCACCAAATATCTGTTATTAAGTGAGCAACTCTATCTAAATCAATTAAGGATGATTCTGGGTGGTTTAATTCTGATGTTGATAAACCTTTTTCAATAATCTTTTTATATCTTTCTGCTTCCCTTTTTAATATCTTTTCAGGGTATGTTCTACCATTTCTATTTGGTACATCATGTTTTTGCAATACAGCATAAAATTCAAAAGGTTTGCTATAATCTAATTTCCTATTTTCTTTTATTAAATCAAGGTTCAAATCATCTTTTGGATTAATCCACCCAGCATCCATCTCAATTAGAATACCATGCCCTATTTCATTTGCTTCAAGAAGTCTTAATTCTTTCATATTGTATTTTAATATATAAATATTAAAATATTTTGTTTTAAACAGATAAATCCTTTTTTGTTATAAAAAAGTCAAAATATTTGTTTTTTGAAATGTTTTTGTTGTAAATCTCTTTTATGATTTTCCTAACAGATTCTTTTAATTCATTGGATTTGAATAATACTCCATCCTTAACAAATAATGTTATTTCAAGATTCATAAAAGATTTTTTATCAAGGGATATACCACTATGCCTAATATCCAAATCAACTATGGTTGATTTGTGAAATAAATCCAAATCATTAATGTCCAATATTGTGTGTTTAATATCCCTTGATTGGGTGCATACAATTTTCCTCCAATTGCTATAATCATCCTTGGGACATACCCAAGATTGTATATTAATATATATTGATTTTAATTCAACATAATCAATTGTCCCATAAAAAACCTTTAAATTGTTAAATAATCTAAGCCTTATTTTTTTCCCATTCTTCATTTGTTGTTAATTGTTTACATAAAAATAAACAAAAACAATACAATTATCAAATTAAATTATCCGTTTAATGATTTATTTAATGATTTTAGTTCATAATAATTCAATATATCAAACTTATCAGATTTAACTTTTTCAATAGCTTTTAATAGTTTTTCCTTAACCTCAATATTTGTTTCAGTTAACGTTAATTCAAATAGTTTTTTTTCTGTATCCTCTTTCAAGGAAAGGAAATCAGTATTTAATTTAGTTCTATCTTCCTTCAATAAGGATAATATTTCTTTTTTTGTTTCCTCATTCAAAGAATTAATATATTCATTAACCTTGTTATTAACAACTTTAACCATTGAACTTACTGGTATGTTCACCTTGTTCTCATTGACGGCAATAGGCTGCATCAAAACCTTTAAAACACTTCTCCTAATAACAACCAATTCATCAAGATTGTTTGTTGTTTCATATATTAATTTATCAATATTTTCATATTGGTTTTCATCAACCTTATTTAATATTACAGGTATTTTTGATTTGCTTATAAGTTTTTTACCCCAATCAATACCTTCATCCAAATATGTCCTAGCGGCAGATTCACTTAAACCCCTTGGTTTAGTTAAATCCCCATATAATACATATAATTTTGATAAACTCTTATCACTTAATATATGTTTTTTAAAGTTTTTGATATTTTCTTTAAAAATCTTTTTATCTTTCACTGATTCAGAAAGATTATTTTCAATAATTGTTTTTACTTTACCAAATTTCATACTTCTTTTTTTATATAAATACCATTAACCTAATAACTTTTTTAGTTCATCTTCCAAATCCCCCAAAGATTTTTGACCTTTTGCAAATGGAAAATAATTTGACCCATTAATTTTATTATTTTCAACCAAAATATTTAGATTGTCTAATCTTGATTCTGGTGCTAAACCTGGTTCTCCTGGTGGTGGCATTTCACCCCCTCCTGGTGGTGGCGGTGGTGGCGGTGGTGCCCCCATATCCATACCTCCCATATCCATGCCTCCCATATCCATTCCCCCCATATCATTTGGTGGTGGTACAGCACCTGCTGTTGGTGTTCCACCTGAAACTGATCCATATAACTTATCAATATTGTCAAACAAACCAGTCTTCTTGATGATAAGAGGTGTTTGTTTTAATTCCTCGCCAACTGCTTTCTCAATTCTTTGTTGTTGTAAATCCAATCTAATTTCTTCATCTGAAAATCCAAAAATATGTTTCTTTGCCCAAGTTGCTGAAACTGGGGCAATCCCTGTTCCGGGGTCTGACACAGCATCACGATATAATCCAATTTTTTCTTTCCATATATCAATTTTTAATAAATCAGATTGTGTAGAAGGATTTGTTAAACCTAATGTAAAGTTGGATATTTCATCTTCAAACCCCAATAAGAATAAATGTATAATAGCAATTTTATTCAATTCAGAAATCATACATTTTTGTATTCTATTTATTGTTCTAGCAAATCTAATATCTTGTAATGCTAATGTCTTGCCTTCCCCAGCCACATCTTCAAAACCCAAGAATGTTTTTGGTATTCTTAATGCTGTAACCAATTTCATTTGAATGTATTCAATATCTGCTATTTCTCCAAGATTTGCAGCACCTGATAAAGTTTCAATTGGACTTCCTTGGCTTGGATCTCTAACCGGAACAAAATAATCTTGGTCAACAGCCATTTGATTATATCTCATATCAACATTTCCTGTTTTGCTATCAACAATTTGCTCCCTCTTGAATTTATTTGCAACACGTTGTACATATGCCTCAACATCATTATCATCCATATTACCAACAAACACTTTAAATACCCTACGTTCTGGGGCTCTTGATGTTCTATATATTAACATAGCATCTTCTGCCAATAAAAGTTGTTTCCAAATACGCCTTGCTTTTTCCAATAAAGATGTACCATAAGGTAATTTTCTATCATCTCCCAATATTCTAAAGTGGGCTATTTCCCAAGGCTGAAATTCCATCTGTTTATTTTTCCACTTGAATTTAAGGGATTGACTTTCTGATGACATTTCACCATAATTTGGTGATTTTTCAGCACTACCTGGTTCCAATCTTTCAATCTCAATATTTGGTAATTGATTGCATCCAACAATACCTTTTTCTGGGTCTAACTTTAAATAGACAAAATTATCACCAAACTTACAACAATTCCTAGTCCACATAGGTAATGATGTATTTATATCCAAAACATTATTAAATAAATCAGTTAGTACTGATTTAATTCTTTTTGATTCAGAATATATTTGTAGCATATGACCATCTTCATTTGCGGTTGTTGATTCTTCAGCATATATATCTAATGCTGCCCCAATTTCTGGAGTATACTCCATAGATTCGAAATCATAAACAGATGCTAATCTTGTTGGTTCATAATATACTGCTTGGGTATATAAGTGGTTATCAATCTTTGCCCATTGATTTGATAAATAAAATGATTGCTGTGCTTGTAATTTTTCACGCTCAAATTCAATCTTATTTTGAGTTCTTAACAACTCTTTTTTATCAAACTTATATGTGGGAATATCTTGATTTAAAAGTGAGTTTGGACCAAAAGTGGAAGATAACCTTTGCCAAACTGTTAGATTTTCATTATTGCTCATAATATTTTTATAATTTATTTAACACCAAACAGCCAACCATATTTTTGATAATCATTGACATTTGGTTTATTTGCTACATTATCTGTTGAACTTGATATCATAGGGTTAAAAAACATAGATTGTTCTGTATATATGTTTTTAAATGAACTCCAAGAATTTATCATTGCTTTTGTATGGTTTGTTACCTTTTCCAAGACTTGAAATGATTTTTCAGCAACATATGTAGCCATAGCAATTGCCATAATACAATCATCGTGATGTCCCTTCTGGTGATCAGGTCTTCCATTTATATATATAAACGTATTCATCTCATTGTATAGTCTATTTGAATAAATTTTAAAATCATGTCTTAATGCCTCCTCAAATGAGGCAATCATTTGAACTCTTTTATTGTTAAAATTTATTCCGGGAATTTTATCTGCCATCTTTAAATCATATTTCCATTTGTTGCTATTATCAATATTATCATAATACAAACTTGGATAATTCATCTCTTGCAATTTCCTTGACGTTGCAACCCCCATTCCACCAGTTAAATCCACAACAACAAATGCCTTATATAATGAACACCACTTGAAAACAACTTCAGCCAATATGTCTGGGGGTATTTTGCCAACATATTCCAAAACTTGTTCTTGTGAATCAAAATCAATAATCTGAATGGTTGAAAAATCTTCTGAATCACCCCTAGATACATCAACACCTGCAACATATCTATGGCCATTCTCTGGTTCTTTAAACATCCATAAACTATTTCCCATCAATTTTGATATGGGGTTTGCCAATTGGTTCTTTAAGATATTTGTTAATAATTCTGAATCAAATACATTATCACCAGACCCCAAGAAATTACTTTCAATCTCTTGTGATACCTTTCTCTTATCATATTTGAGTTTTTTAACCATACCCTCATACCAAGATGAACATGGCTTATAACCTTCTTCAATATATTCAATAACTCTCTGATGGTCTCTTTCATATGAATTCTCATTTGATAAATCTATTATATCATCATTGGTGTATTCTTCTTTATTTAAAAGATAATGAATCATATCTTTTGTCTTCACCATATACAAATCTTTTGTATATCTTGGATCCCTAAACCAAACCATTTCAGTAATCTTGAACTCATTCATATTACGCAATGCTTGGTCATATATTTCATAATATATTCTATCATAACCATTTGGTGTTGATATTACAACAACCTTACCCCCGGTTGAAAGTGAAGCCATAGAGGCTGCCCAGAAGTCGGGGTCAGCATCAATATAGGCAGCCTCATCAAATATTAGCGTGGTTGGTGTATAACCCCTTAATGCATCTTTTGATGTTGCAACTGCCTTAACCTCACAATCATTATTTAATTTAAAATGCCTTGCTGAATTTTTTTCAGATGAAAAACCAATACCAACCCAATTAGGCCATTGTTCTGTAAAATGTCTAACCTTATTTGCCATTTCCACTGCTGTATCCAACTTATTTGCAATAATCAATATCTTTTCAGGTTTACTCCTATTTGCAAATGCCAACTTTTTTGATATCCATGCTGCCGTTACAGTAGAAACCCCTGCTTGCCTATATTTTAATGCTATATTTTCATTATATAAATCAAAATCCTCAATCAATTTAACTTGGTCTGGGAATAAATCTAATGGAACATATTTCTTTGCTGTATTGTCATATGTCTGTAGATATGTCTTTAAACAATATGGTGTACTTTTTATGCACTTGGCAGATTCAATCAATACTTGATCTCTTGTCATATTTTGTTTTTCCTATAAATACATACAAAACAAAAAAACCCCCAAACTAATTAAGAATGGGGGTTAATTCTATGAAAAAATAAAAATTAATTTAACATATTTGCATCTCTCAAATTTTTAAGTAATTCAGGTAAACTGACATCCACATAATCATTTGGGTCAAAATTTGTAATTTGTTTGCCACCAGAATATGTAGTATCTGGGGTATTTGTATCATCATCATCTTGGTCACCTAAACCACCATCATCAAACTGACTCATTAAATAATCAAGATATCTTTGCTTACCTTCTCTTGCAGCAGCAACTAAATCTTTAAATTCATTTTGAGCATATGAATTATCACTAGGATTATTTGATATAACATATTTCATTAGGTTAAGAAACTCTTTTGCAGGTATTTTATACAATTCAACAAAAAAGAAATTAATTAATCCAACATCTGATTTATCCAATACATCCATTGGTAAAATATTTCTTATCTTCTTTAAGATGGCAGGACCAATTCTTAAACCTTCTGTTTCTGCTCTTAATGTATCTGCTTGACCTAATGTCATATTAGCCATATTAGTGTCAGATGGGTAGCCTTGTCTTGCTAATGCTTCTTGAACTCCCTTACCTATTTCATGGCATAGAACTGGAAAAATAAATCCAGCAGCATTTATAACAGTTTTTAAGTCATTTGTTTCCTCATCTTCTTCATCATCAACTTCAACAGCACCAGCAACACCACCACCACTACTAGCAGCATCCATAAAACTTTCATTTAAATAATAAAAATGAAGGTCAATTAATGGTAATGTTGATTTATATAGTTGATATAATCTTGGATTAATTTCATCTAATCTTGCTTTTATTTCTGGCTTTTCATAAATGTATTGAACTTTTTTACCTGTTCCACCAATTAAAGCATTAATGATATCTCTTTTAAATACTTCATCATCCAGCACCTCTTGTTCCTCAAAAGTTAATTCATCCTCTATTTCCTCTTTTTGCTTTTTCATTTTTCCCACAACATCATTACCTGGCATATCTAATGTTGCTCTGATTATAAATGTATCATCAGAAATTTCCATTTCATTTAATGTTCCTTCAATTGCTAACTCTACTAATTCATCACTATTTGACTGTTCAATCTGTTGAATTGCTTGAACATTTCTCATCATAGTGCTTGATATTACACTAGCCAATTCATTTGGTGTCAAATCATCCTTGCCAGTCATATTTCTAACCTTTTCAACCAATTCATTAAATGAATCACTATATAATTTTTGAACATCAGCAGCACCCCTCTTAAATGCAGGGTTTTTAGCAAACATACTATTAGGATCAGCCAACTTCTTTTCAAGTCTTGGATCCATTCTTTCAGAACCACTATAATCTAATTGCTCTTTTAGTTTTCTTTTTATTAATTTGTTAATATCCTTCATTAGTTTTCAAAATTTAGTAATTGCATAATGTTATCTATAATAGCATTTTTTGCCTTTTCAGGTGAAATTGCTTTTGGGTCTGGATTAACTTTTGGGTTTGGGTTAATAAATGGGTTATCTCTCCTTGTTGGTTTTGTAGTTGGTTTTGCTGGTTTAACAACTGGCTTTGTTTCAGTATTTGCTTTTGGATCTGGATTAACTTTTGGATTTGGGTTAATAAATGGATTATCTCTCCTTGTTGGCTTTGTAGTTGGTTTTGCTGGTTTCACAACTGGCTTAGTAGTTGGGGCATCTTGTTCTCTTAAATGTATTAACAAATCTTTTTTTGTAATCTTGGGATTTAAATGTGATTCAACCATTTTACTCATTTGGGCTTCAATAAACGAATCAACCATATTTGCTTCTTTCATACTTTTCTTGGATTGACCCTTAATATCCATAACACATCTTTCGTATTTTTTCATTTGAGTTTTTGACCACTCACTTCTTTCAGATGTGCCAAATTCCTTTTTTAATTGTGCTGTACAAATTGCAAAAGGATTTTTTGTTTGAGATTTTTTCTTTGCCTCACCCATTTCCTTTTTCTCAAGTCTAACATTATAACCTTTAGCAGCTAATTGCATTGCCTTTGTTTCATTTTTAGTTTTAATCTCACCCTTGGTTGATGTAGTTTGCTCTGTCACTAATTTTGAATATAAATAATTTATGTTATTATCACTCATATTCCTTAATGTATTCATAGAAAAACCTTCTTCTAACAATGTTATTACTTTTTTATTAATTTTCATATACTATGGTTTTTTCAAATTGTAATATTAAATCTCTCTCATATAGTTTATTTTTTAATTCTTGTTCAGTTTCACCAAACTTAAATACCAATCTATTTTTCACATCTTCATTAACCTCCCATCCTAATGCTATAACACCATCAACAGAATCAATCATAGAGAAATAATCTGAATTTTGTATTAAATACAATGATACATCTTCTGTTGTCAACTGTCCAACTTTTGTTATATATTTTAATTCAGGTGGTTTTGGATATCCATTGGCAGGCTTTGCTTCCCAACTCTCCCCCCAGACTGAGTCAGAAGATGAAAAGATAAACTCATATATGAAATCACCTTTATAATTGATACCCAAAGAATTTATGAAAATTAGTCTATTCATTTTATAATTTCTCCTCTTTTTGTTATTTTTACAGTATTTTCATTTAATTTCAACATAATATTACCCAAGTTAGTCTTACCCATAACATTAAATCTCTTAAATTTATTTAAGAAATCATTTGCTACAGAATATTGCTTTTCTGTTTCAGATAAAATTTTAATTGATTTTAAATTTTCATTTAGTGATTTTTCTAATTTTCTTTTCTTCTGTTCTGATAATACTTTCTCTTGTGGGCTTAATTCAAAATAATTTGAAATAATTCTATCAACTTTTGATTCTGCATATCTCTTTTTTGGAGCATATTCTTCACCCCCACCTTGAGGCATAGCACCCATATCTGGCATAGCACCATCTTGAGGCATAGCATCCATATCTGGCATTCCTTCCATATCAGGCATTTCATCACCCATATCTGGCATTCCTTCCATATCACCCTCTTCTTCACCACCTTCAAATTTTGAAATGATGTCATCAATATCTTCCTCATCAAGAA